TGTCTGAATAATTGACAACCCATTTTTGAATGAAGTGATTCATCTCGTACACTCCATTTCATTTGCTGTCCGATTCCTTTCAAAAGATTTCTCATCTGAAAGGAATACAAGACTGCAAAACTACTATATAAAGATACACCTTCTGCAAATGCCGAGAATATCGCTAACGAGCGTGCTACTTCTTTTCTCGCCGTTGGATTAGAATCTAAGTCTTTATATGTCCAATCGGATGTAGTAGCGGTTAGATATTCAAACTTTTCTGCAATTGCAGGTTCGTGTAGGAATGCTTCAAAATCTTCTAAACCTAATGTTTCATTTAAATAAGAATATGCGGTGGCATGTATTGTTTCTTGAGAACCAAACATCATAGCCATTTGTTTAATCTCATGCTTTGGAAACCATTGAGTTACCATAGTTGTCCAATAATCGGATACTGCACATTCAGTTTGTGCAAATCCTAATAGGATATTTCCTACTAAGTTTTTTTCTGATGAGTTGAGATGTTCATTCCAATCTTTAATATCACCTTGCATTGGTATCTCAGTATGTAACCAGAAGGCCTGTGCCTGTTTTAACCAACCTTCGGTGAAATAAATTGGATATTCAAATGGTTTAAATGGTATTCGTTCTTTAAATAGTGCCATTACTTTTTTCCTTATTTTTTATCGTTAAAGTTTAAGTGAGTGGTTATAAATATAAGTTAAACATCAATATCACCCTTCATTTCATTGTATTTTTGTAATAAATTCTTTCTTACTAAACTCTCCCCTTTGTTCATATCACTTTGAGTCTTTTTACCATCAACACTATCATCAGAATATATGTTGATTCTACCATTACTCATATTTGCTTTAGATGGTAAAGTCATCCCATCAGGTCCAAATCGATTCTTAATAACATGCCATCTTCCAGTTCCAGCTAACTTATCTTCAATCTTTCTACTCAATGAAACTACAAAATCGGCAGTCATCAATTTAGAGAATGAACCTGCTATCTTTGTACCTGTTATAATATCATCATCTGCACCACTACGATTGATTTGAGATGCTGTAAACAAAGGACACTCATACTCACCTGCAATACCTCTGAGTGATTCTACAATCTCTTCCAATTCTTCGTGTCGTTCTTTCCTACTATTACCTTTAATCAAATCTGCGTAATCCACAATGATTACATCAACTTTTTTACCTTGTAATTTTAACTTATCCAATGATGCTCTTAATGCATTGATAGATGCAGTTTTAGTAGGCCAGTATTTGATGATTAACTCACCACTCAAACTATTAACTTGTCGTTCCACATCTTCTATATTATATTTCAAATTTGGAACTGCAGTACCTGTTAGAACTGCATCATATCTTTGTCCAACATAACCTTCATTCAACTCTAATGTATAATGAACTACAGTTTTACCTGCTTTAGCTGCTGCCATCCCAACATTGATTAATGCCCAAGATTTACCAATACCTGGTGGTGCTGCGAACATTATAAGTTCACCCTTACCAAAACCACCATCTGCTAATTCATCAATTACATCCCATCCAGTTGGTATAACATCTCTTACTGTAGATTCATATCGTTCTTTAATATGTAATTTGTATTCGTGTCCTACATCAGTATCTTGACCGGCTTTCATTGCATCATCAATCTTAGATTTGATAACATCAAATTTACCTTCTTCTAATAAGGTAACTGATTCTAAGATTGCGTTCTTAACCTCTTGGTTTTTACAGAACTCTAATGTTTTTTCCTTAACATAATCTAAATCATCTGATTCTAACCCATTCCAAACTTGCTTTAGGTTATCAATAATAGATTGTTTTAGAACATCTCTCTCTACCCTATCTACTTCAGTTTTAAACACATCTAATGTGGGTAACTGATTGTAAGTATCAAAGTGAGATAGAATCTTCTTTACAACCCACTCATTTGATTCAGAATCAAAATATTCAGGTTTAATAATATCATACACCATCTGAAGGAATACTCTATCAGATAGTAGTGCTGAGATTATCTTAATTTGAAAAGATGTTCCGAATTTATTTCCGAATTTATCCATAGGATACAAATATACGAATTAAATTTTAAATAACCAAACTTACTTTCGAGTTTGTTTTGAATATTTATCTAAGTCAGCCCATGTATTAACCAACCAAGTTTCTACATTCTTAAATGCAGTATACAACTTATCAATCATAAACTCCTTCTTAAACTGAAATGAGTTTAATCCATTTATAGGTGAATCGATGATATTTCTTATATTTGATTTAATAGAAGAACTAATATCGGGTTCGGATAATTGCATTAGATTATAATTTAATTCCAACACATCCTTTGATTCTAAGATTTTATTTTTAAGTTTTTCATCATCCATTTGGGATACCCTTTCTAACAAAGTATCTAATTCCAATGGTTCATTTTGTAAAAACTCTAACTTATTAATAATTGTCTTAGGACCTACACCCCTAACTCCAGGTATATTATCTGATTTATCACCATCAAATGTTCTATAAAACACTAAGTTATGAGCAGGAACACCATACATCTCTTTCACATCATCCTTACCCATCAATTTCTTTTTGGTAGGTAGATATACTGATATTCTATCATCTACTAATTGTAGAAAATCCTTATCAGATGATACTATCAAAACTTCTTTTTCAAATATATGTTTTGCTGCGTATGCCATCACATCATCTGCTTCAACATAATCAATGTAACACAAATCAACAGGTAGTAAATCTAAATACTTAATCAATGTATTAAACTGATTTCTCATAGATTTTTGTTGGTCTTCCAAATCTTCGTAACCAGCTAATCGGTTTACTTTAGTAAGACCCGTTCTACCTTCTTTGTAACCACTATACATCTTTTTTCTACGATGTGAACCACCCTTACCATCAAACACCACCAATACTCTCGTTGGTTTGTGATTTCTAATGAGAGCGCCGAGGGATAACAGAAAACCTGTTACCCCACCAACGTGCTCTCCATCATCATTCAATGTAGGAACTGCCCCAAAAACTCTGATGAACATATTCAACCCATCAACAATCATCACCTTATCATTTACATTACCTGTAGATGATTTGGATAGATTATTTAACATTTCTTTGTAATTAGTCGATTGTATCATCAAATTCGGTTGAGTCTATGTTTGCATTACTTTCAGCTTCTTTATAACCTAATATATATGCATCACATATTTGTTTATACATTTGTTCTTTAATTTCAGGTCGTTCTTCTAACAATTCATAAAAATCTTTGGCTTGAAATTTAATTTGTTCACCAGTAGATTCATCTACCCAAGTATACCAAGCACCACCTTGCGTTACCAATTTATATGTTTTCATAGTGTTTAACCACGAACCATATCTATCAATACCCCTATCAAAGTAGATATCAAAATCTACTGCTCTTAGTGGCGGCCCCATTCGATTCTTAATGACTTGAACTCTGGTTTTGATACCAACTGTCTGGTCAACACCACCCACTTTGGAGTTGAGTTTACCCATTTGCTTCATTCTCAATCTACAAGATGCGTGGAAACCTAATGCTTTACCACCTGATGTAGTATAAGGGTCACCAAAGGATACTCCCATTCTAACTCTAAGTTGATTTGTGAATACAACCAATATTCTCTCTCTACCAATAAGATTTGTAATCTTTCTCATTGCTTTTGAGATAATGATTGCTTTTTGAGTAGCGTAACCTGCCTGGTCATAATCAGCAGATAATTCCACTTTAGTAGTTGCTGCGGCTACTGAATCTACTACAATAGTTACCAATCTATCTTTATCAGATTTTCTGATAGATTCGATTATAGAATCCATTGCATCGAAGATATCTTCAACAGTTTCTAAAGGAACATAAAGTAGTTTTTTAGTATCTACCCCTAATGCTTCTAAGAACTCTTGATTGATTGCGTTCTCCGTATCAATATACACTGCTAATCCACCCTTCTTTTGAGTGTTTGCTAATGTATGTGCTGATAGGAGTGATTTTCCACTCGCTTCTAAACCCGTAACTTCAACAATTCTTCCAACAGGAAACCCACCATTAGGTCGGTTTGAAATCGCTAAATCTAACATATCATCTCCAGTCGACACCCACTCAGTTAAATCGGTGGGTGTCTGCTCGGAGCCATCTAAGAAATATGCGACTTTTGATTGTCCTTTGAACTTCTTATTAAGGTTATCGGCGAGAAGTGAAGATAATTCATCTCTATTTGTTGCCATTATACCTTAATTTTAATTGTTAAATAAATCATCAAACGCATCTTTTACATTAGCAGTAGTTGCGTTAGCTGTTGTTACTACATTTGATGTGTTATCATCTGAAGATGATGTAGTTGGGTTAGTTTCTTCTTCTTCACTATCACCAACATTACCAGTCTCCATCCAAGTTTCTAATAATGATTTCATCTCATCATAAGAATACTTTTTGAACATATTAGGTAGTTCAACTTGGTCCTTCAACAATGCCAATACATTCTTATCTTCAGTAATTGGTGTTTGGTTTGGTTTTACTCTGATGTAAGTTTCAGGATAATTTTTACCCAACTCTTTTGCTGTTTTGAACTCAACGGTAATATCTCTACCACTTGTTGGGTCAGTTAAATCACCATAATCCGGGTCAGCGAAAAAAGCAAGAAGTTCTTGATATACATTTTTACCAAATCCCCAAAACTTAACTCCTTCTGATTCTTCACCCCTTACCAATACAGGTACATAGGTTCTCATCTTTGGTGTTAATTGTTTTGATAGATTCCAATCATTTCTATCACCCGTTGCTTTAAGTTGTTCAGCAAACTCAACTAATGGGTCTGCTTCACCATGCGTTTGTGGTGAAAGGATGTTCTTACCACCAAAGTTGTAGTGGAAAAACAATTCAATAAAAGGGTTTGATAGATTGTGAACGTAAGGAACTATTCTTACTTGTTGTTTGCCAGGTTTTGGCTTCCATAAATTGTCAGTCTTTGTTACTTTTGTCTGTAGACTGTCCAGACGGTTTCGGATTGCATTCAAATCGATTGCCATAATTACTCCATTTTTTAGTTAAACAATTATTAATTTATACAAATATACGAAAGTTTTTTCAAACTTCCAAACATTTTCTAATTTTTATTTTCAACACCCATTTAATCCCATGTGTTGATATGGTTACAAATATACGAAAAAGATTTGAGATTTCCAAACCTTTCT